CAAGGCCAAGATCAAGAACGTGGTTGCCGCTATCGCTGTCGGTGGCAGCACCATCCTTGTGGCAGCCACCCCCGCGGGAGCGGAAGAGAGCGCGCCTCAGTGCGCTAAGAACGTCGGTACTGATGGGGTCGCCCACCCCTTAGGTCACCCAGAGATCGACATTCCGAAATGCACTGGCCGGCTGGTCAAGCTTGACCGGCCTGTGAGTGCGGCTGACCGGCGAGAGGCAGTCCGTAAGGCACGGGCAGCCAAGCGGGAGGCGGCACGTAAGGCACGGGCAGCCAAGCGGGAGGCGGCACGTAAGGCACGGGCAGCTGAGCGGGAGGCAACCCGTAAGCAGCGGGCAGCTGAGCGGGAGGCGGCACGTAAGGCACGGGCAGCCAAGCGGGAGGCGGCACGTAAGGCACGGGCAGTTGAGCGGGAGGCACGACACAATCTGTCGCTCGGAATGGACGAGAACGGCCGGTACTGGTCATGAAAAACCGGAAGGTGAAGGCTGCTCTTGAAGCGGCATCGGTGCTCACGTTTGTTGCCGGAGTGGTGATGGACGGAGCTATCGGATCTGCCATAACCGCGGCTGGAATGGTCTTCGTGGTTGCGGTGTGGTGGAAAGGTGGTTTCCGGTGAGAGCTGTTGTGTTATCTTTTGTGTCCGCCATAACCGCGGCTGGAATGGTCTTCGTGGTTGCGGTGTGGTGGAAAGGTGGTTTCCGGTGAGAGCTGTTGTGTTATCTTTCATGCTCGGGATGACGTGGTGCTCTTTGCTGTGCGGGTACATCGCATCCGTGTGTGAGTACTCAGGGGAACCCGCGTCCAAAGGAATATTCTTTGCATTCGTCGCGTCGCTGACGATTACATGGTTGGTGGCGATGACGTACCTGTTTCGCATGAGAAAGAAGTGATGATGTGCATGAGGTAGTTACCGTCAACCACTACATGAGTCCGGCGTTGACATGTATGGCTGTAGCAGCTGCATTGTTCCTGGACTGGTTCGGGGCGGGTGCGGATTCCTGGAAAGACAGGGTCGCTGGGATGCTGTACCTTGCCGGTATCCGTGAGGGATGGAACGGGGGGGCGCTCGACCGGTGGACGGTCGAACGTTGCAGCTGGTTCATCGAGATTGCCAAAGACACTGGCAACGCGCACATCAAAGATGCGGACACGTCACAGATTCTCGGCGGGTTGCTGGCGATACTCATGGTGTATTTTCTTGCCGCGTGGCTCCCGAACTGGAAGGCGTTGACAAAGATCTTTGGAAAGTACGGGAGGGTGTTCGCACCTATCACTACACTTTCGCTGCCAAAGACTGGCGGCAGCCGGATCAACGTTAAGATGCTGCTAATGGTGGTCCCGCTGGCACTGATGGCGGATCTTATCCCGGGTCGGTCGGGGCAATTCGTCAACTGGTGCCTTGACATGGACTGCAAGTTGATAAGTTTCTGCCTCGACTGGCTGCTGTAGAAAGGGGTCGAATCATGGATTCAGGCGTGGGTCACTCGGTTGCGTTGCTGGCCGGGATCGCTGTTTTCATCGTCGTTGTGACGATCTTGAACAAGATCCACAACCCCTCCCCTCCCCCACCGGAGGAGGAGGGAAACCGCGGGTCAGAACCGTCTGACCAGGACCGGAACGGATGTAGGTCGGACGACCCGAGAGGGGATGTGGATCATGCTCGACCGAGTTGGGCTGGTACCTACATCCCCAACGAACCGCCGGATATCGTCCTGGCAAGCCGGGTCGGGTGGTATGAAGACGACCCGGAAGATCCAGCACGTACAAGCACCTATTGGGTGACCCGGCATGACTGGGACCGCCGAAACGACAGGGGTGAAGACGATGAAAGGGACGTCCCAAGGTGGCTTTCTTGGTTGGGTTTTTAACGGGAAGCTCGGCAGGATTCACCCACCCCGAAATTCCGCTATGTGGTTCTGGTGTCGAGTGGTTGCTTGTATAGTGCTGCTGGCCGGGTGGGTGGTTTACCTGACTGGTCACGAACGCGCCGCGGGGTGGACCATTATTGCTGGCGCTGTTATTGCTGTAGCGGGTGACCAGGTGGACCGCGTAGAAAAACTTGTCCGCCTGGTTACCTACCGTCGAACACAGGAAAGGGTCGAAAGTGAAGATCGTTAACTGTACGAAGCACGACGTGACATTCGCCAACAACGGCATTGCCGCTATTCTCCCGAAGAGCGGTGTCCTAGCGCGGGTCAAGATGGACCCAGATGTTCTGTGCGACATTGTGAAGGTGAACGGGATCGACGTCCCGGTGTACTGGACGTCGTCTACCGGTGTGGTGTCTGGTCTTCCCGACCCGGAACAAGACACGTGGTACCTGGTGTCACTCCAGGTGTACAACGCTTGCCCGAATCGGCATGATCTCATAATCACCCACCGGTCGGTGCGGAACACTGACAACCAGATCACGCATTGCGAGGCCATGGCGAGGCCACACAGGTAGCGCACACAAAGAACCCCCCGACTGAATCTAGTCGGGGGGTTCTTTGTGTTTGTCAGTACCCTTCACCTGTTTGGATGATTTCAAGGATCTCAGTCATCCCGCTGAGTGGCGAGTCATCCTCAAGCCAGCGCCAGAACTTTTCTGCTGGGAGTCCTTCAGCAGGGCTCACCATCCACTCAGATTCTGAGCGGGGGTCCCCACACAGGTCCTGCGTTGCCAGTGCGTACTTACCATCGTCGAGGACGGTGACAGCCCACCTAATACCCTCTTCATCGTCGAACCAATACTCGTTATCTGGGTTGAAGGCGTTCCACTGCCCGTAGTACCGAACACCATCGATGACCTCATACCCACTCATAATCAAATCCTTTCCTCTCGGTGGGGCTGTTCCCTACCAGCGAGGCCAACTTTACAGGCATGCCTGTTGGTTGTCCAGTCCTGCCACGGAGTTGACACATCCACGGCATGCCTGTAAGGTAGCCCCCGCTGGTGGGGAACAGCCCTACCGAGAAGGAAAGGTTTGGATCATGAAAAAGATCGACGCATGCGACCGGATGCGGTTCGAGACGGTGTTCCCGAAGCTTTCGGGGGAGCGCAAGATGGCGCTCTACGAGGCGTATCGAGCGCTGAACATGGTCCGGATGGTGAGGCTCCATCCTGAAAAGTTCTCGCCGGACTCACATGCTTTCTGGACCAACCGGGTAGCGGTCTTCCGGAATATCGCAGCTGGTTACAGCCGTGATTTGGACGCTAAGATCCGGGACCGCCGTGTTCGGGACCGGTGGCAGGAATGGGAGTACCGGGCACAACAGCCGTTGCAGGATTGGGAACGTGACTTGATCAAATAACGGTATGCCTGTATAGTCTCGGTAAAGACTGTCCCTGGAAAGGGGGTTGACATGGAATTCGTTGGGTACGGTCCCGCGGCAGCGTATCTGGGCATCGCCCGGAACACGTTGTCTGGCTACGTCTCTCGGGGTGTTGGTCCCTTGATGAAGGGGCGGCAGGTTGTTGGACAGTACAACCTGCCCGTATTCGATCAAGCAGAGCTTGATCGATGGCGGGAGGCGCGCCCTGGACAGGGCGCACGCACAGACAAGACGTGAGCACGTGCAGAAACCCCCCGCCGAACTGGTGGGGGGTTTGTTGTGTGCGTCGAACCCCCGAGTTGACACATCCACGGCATGCCTGTAAAGTTGGCCTCGCTGGTGGGGAACAGCCCCACCGACCAGGAAGGATCCGAATCATGATCATCTTCGACGGCTGCAACGCACCTGCCATCATCGACAACACTCGACAGGATGTTGTTGTCACACGAGGTTTGCCGGGATCCGGCAAGTCGACCACACTCGGTCTCTGGGTGGCTGCGGACCCGCGCACGCGGGTTGCGTTCGGGCGGGACGACGTTCGAGCGATGCTCGGTCTCCCCCCGGTGGGAAACCAGCGACAGGAAGATCTTGTTAGCGCCATTATGTACGGGGCTGTTCAACAGCTCTTGCACTGCAACTGGTCGGTGGGGGTAGATGCTACCCACCTTCCAGACCACAGCGTTCAGCCGTGGAAGGACCTTGCTGAGCGATACGGTGCCCTGTACCGGGAGTTTGACTACCGACACGTGTCGGTAGAACGATGCATTGCCAACATCGCAACGCGGGTTGCCGCGGGTGGTAGGAACGTCCCCGCCGAGGTGGTGGAGGCCATGGCTCAGCGGTACGGTCTTCCGACCCCGCTCCCGCTTACCCCGATCGACTGCTGACCGCGACCGCCTCACCTTGTAACCCCCTGCCGAACCGGCAGGGGGTTTGTTGTATATCAGATTTGGGTAATTGAATAAATCTCTTGAACCCGGTAACAGTGTTGCGCTCTTGTCGGGATCACAAAAATGCCAACAGTGTCTTTTGGCAGGATTGCGGCGATACTGCATGGAATGATCTTCCCATCGATCAGCCGCAGACATACGTCACGTCCGAGACACCTTGTTGCCATTGAAAGCAAGAGTTGTTCGCGTTGCGGTACGGTACGCGATCTTGGAGCCGATACCACGTCCATAGGAAGTAGCCCCATAGTGATGGCAAGAGCTACGGCGTGAGCCCGGTCATGAGACTCAAGAGCCTTGTTAGCACGCCTCATATGGCTTTTTACTGTTTCTTCAGAGATGTGCAATTCTTCCCCGATTTTCGCGTTTGACCTGCCGTTGGCTGCAAGTGAGATCACCTCCAACTCGCGCTGTTTCAACGGTCGGACTGGCCAAGGTTTCAACGGATCTTGCACGACACCTACTTTACAAGCACCCTCTTAACCGCTGGTTGAGGGGGTCCGTTGTTACTTTGCTGTCAGTACTGTAAGGTTCTTACCGCCGACAGCAGAGAGGGACATTATGGACGTTGCTGGGTTGGATTTGTCCATGACCGGGACCGGGGTAGCAACCTCGGTGACCAGTCTTATGACGGTAGGCATCATCCGTCCGCAAGGCACGGGTGACCAACGCTTGGCTCAGATCGCACACCGGGTGTTGAGCCGGTGTGCCGGATGTGAGCTGGTACTGATCGAGGGGTACTTGAACCACTCGCATACGGCCGGGATTACCGGCATGGTCCACGGCGCGGTTCGAACCGCGCTGATCGAGGCCAAGATTCAGTATGCCACGCTGCCGCCAACCAGCCTGAAAAAGTTTGCTACCGGGCGTGGTAACGCGGACAAGACCGCGATGGCGGTTGCTGCCCTGAAACGGGATGGCATGGAGTTCAAAGACGACAACCAGTGTGACGCCTGGTGGCTCATGGTGGCGGCACTCGCCTACACGGGGACATGGCTGTTTGACCTGCCGACCGCCAACCGGTCGGCACTTGACAAGATCAAAATCGAGTACCAGGGGAGTGTGCAACTGTGATGAACACGCAGTTCTGGCTGCGGACCACCGGGGGACGCCGCGCATGCCAGCACCCCAAACACCGGTTCGCCTCCGTGGCGAACAGCCCTGCCGATCTCATCCTCCCCGAGTGTGCCGGTCGCGAAGCGTGGTTGGCAGCTCGGAGAGAAGGTGTCGGTGGTTCTGAGGTGGGTGCCTTGATTGGGGTCAGCGAGTACGAGACCGCTTTCTCGGTGTACAACATCAAAAAGCGGGGTGGGAAGGATCTTTCTGACATCCCTGCGATCGAGTGGGGTCACCGGCTGGAAGAGGTGGTCGCTCAGAAGACTGCCGACGAGTTGGGGCTGGTGTCCCGGTTCGCTGGTGGGTTGTGGGCTGTCCGGGACAACCCGGTGTTGCGGGTGACCCCCGACCGGTTCGCTTGCAGACCCCGATCGTGGAAGGCAGTCGGGGTGATCGAGTGCAAGACCGCCGGGGACGACGAACACTGGCAGTCTGGCACCATCAACCCGTCCGGCGGGAACACCGGGTCTGCCCCGCTGTCGTATCAAGCGCAGGTGCAATGGCAGCTCGGCATCCTCGGGTTGGAACGCGGATGGTTGGGCTGCTTCGTGCTCGGGGCAGAACGCCAGTTTTTCGTGGTGGAGATCCTGCGGGATCGCGATTGGTTCGCCGAGATGACAAACGCGGCGATGCGGTTCTGGAATGATCACATTCTGGGAGACGAACCGCCGATGCATGACCTGCGGCACCCGCGCACGGAAGAGCTGTTGAAGCGCCTCCACCCCAAGGTGGTTCACCCGAGTATGGAGCTGCCGGACGATGCAAGGATGTGGCTGGCGGAGTACCGCACAGCCAAGGATGAGGCGAAGCAGGCTGCCAACCGGTTGGAAGAGATCAAGAATTACTTCCGGATGATGGTCGGGGACGCGGGAGCTGGGTACCTCGGCGACACCAGGGTGGTGAGCTACCCCGAGATCACCGGATCTCGGATCGACACCAAGCTTCTGAAGGCGAAGTACCCGGACGTGGCCGACGCTGTTACAGTGCCATCTAGTCACCGTAGGCTCACGATCTGTGCACCTAAGAGCACGGTTGACACCGAATCGGCATGACTGTAATGTTCTCGGTGTCGGGGTGATCGACCCCCAACCCCGACACCGGGGATCGTGTTCGGCTCGATCCCAACCTGGTGTTCCGGAGGGCCGGAAGCTTTCCGGGAGGTAGCCTGTAGCGGCAGGCTCGACCATCCGTAGGGGCTGGTGTTCGCGGCATCAGCCCTGCCACAACTGAATAGTGGTTTGTATTCGGCTGACAGGATACTCGCTTCGGTACGTATGCTATTGAAGTCGGTGGCAATGCCTGACAGAGGGGTGATCACCGTAATCCCCTCCCTAAGCCGTATCAGGTTGATTGTGCCCATACCGGTCGCATGGGCACACGAGGGGTTCGAATCCTCTCGGCGGTACGGTGAGGCACAGCCTGCCTGAGCGACATCTCAGGCAACGTGAAGTGCAGACCAGTCGCGATGCTCGCGGCTGTTGAGGTAGCTCAATGGGAGAGCACACCCGTGTGGGGTGCGACCGGGGTTCGATTCCTCGCCTCAACGCGGTTTGTCACTGTCGGCGAACGAGTATCAAGGGGGCTGGCACCCTCAAGATCAGTTTCAAAGACATTGGCAGGGCTCACATGCCAGTGTGAGCGGTTGGGTAGCTCAGCGGTAGAGCAACCCCTGATCCCGGTTGAACGGGCTACGGGGAATACGCGGGTTCGATTCCCGCTCCAACACGAGTTACGGACGGTTAGCCGTGACGTCTCCTAGCTCTAGAAACGGAGGGTTGGTAACGGCCGGGAACGCTACCGTGAGCGGCGTGACAGTCCGGAGAGACGGACACCCAACCAACTAGGTAGATCAATTAGGGAAGTAGGTAGAGCATGTCTGATGACCTGCTTGACCAGCTCGGTGACGACACTGATCTCGATGACCTCTTGGATGAGGTCATCGAAGACGACTCAGAGGGTTGGGTCCCGAGTGAGCCCGGTGAGGGTATCTCGGGTGTCGTGGTCGCGGTCGGGGAGACTCGGTCGGATTTCGCCAAGGATGGCGAAGACCCGATGGTCCCGACCGTCACCATCCGAACGAAGGATGGTTCGAAGTTCCGTGTCATCGGTTACGGCGCGGTGTTGCGCCGTGAACTGATGGACGCGAACCCCAAGGTTGGCGACCTCATGGCCGTCAAGTACTTCGGGGAAAAGCTGATCAAGAAGGGTCGGTTTGCCGGAAAACCGTACAAGCATTTCGGCGTGGTCGTCCGGCACCGGTAGGTAGCACAGAGAAAGCAGCGGGAATACAGGCGTGGTTCCCGCTGCTTTTTCGTATTCAAAAGGAGCTCTTATGTTCGAGATGGCAGACACATTCTCAGACAACACCATTCTCGTTGTCACCTTGCGGTACGGGGACCACCCCAAACTGTGGACCTATGTCCTGTTGAAAGCCGGTGGACTGTGGTACGCCACCGGCGGGGGTAAGGCACCGCAGATGGCGGGTTGGGGTGCCGTCAAGAGGTGGCTGTCTCAGAGCGGTCGGAACGTCCAGCACGTGATCCAGATGGACCACGGGGTTCTGCTCTGGAGAAGCGACGCCGAGATTGGGGCGGCACCGAACTGGGTGTCTGGTAACACTTGCGTGTCCGAGCTTGACAAGAATCAGGCTGGGGAGAAACTGTGAAATACGAACTCGTTCCGGAAGGTGACCTCTTCCGAATTCGCGCACTCATTGGTATCCAGAGTATCCGTGTAAAGGTTGGTGACCTCGGGGGGCTGGTTTCCGGCAAAGACAACCTTTGTCAAACTGGGTTGTGCTGGGTGTCGGAGTGTGCATCGATAACTGACGATGCAAGGGTGTTCGGTGATGCGCAAATATATGGGTTTGCACGTGTGGGTGGGCATGCGCGCGTGTATGGGTGTGTGCATGTATGCGGGTATGCACACGTATGTGAGTACGCGGTTGTACATGAGTACGCGAAAGTATGTGATGACGCGTTAGTACGTGGCCAAGTGAGGGTGCGTGGTAATGCAGTTATATCTGGAAGAGCGTTAGTGTGTGAAAACGCGTTGGTATCGGGTGATGCGGCGGTGTCTGGATACGACGTGGTTTCTGGGAACGAGAGGGTGTACCGGTGATTACTCTCAGGCCGTATCAGCAGGAAGCGCTGATGGCGATTCACCAAGCAGAGCGGGAGGGGGTGCGTCGCCCCCTGGTGGTGCACCCGACCGGGACCGGAAAGACTGTGGCATTCAGCGCGGCTATCAAAGAACGCTCATCGTTGGGCAAATCCTTAGTGCTAGTGCACCGGGAAGAGCTTGCTTCCCAAACGATTGAGAGTCTGTCATGGATCGCACCTGAACTTAGTACCGGTTTGGTGAAGGCAAAACACAACGAGGTTAACCGGGATATCGTGGTCGCCAGTATAGACACTGTGCACCGGGACAACCGGCTCTCTCAGCTCGGAGAGTTCGCGACTGTTGTTGTCGATGAAGCGCACCACGCGGTAGCCCCGATATACATGAAAACCCTTACGGCACTCGGGTCGTTCTCACCGTACGGTCCGCTAACTGTCGGCTTCACAGCCACCCCCGAGCGAGATGGAAAAGCACTCGGGGTGTGGGAAAAAGTTGTTTCCTACATGTCGATTCGGGAAGCGATTTACGGGGGCTACCTGTGCCCGATCCTTCCCGCTCAAACTGTCGAGACCACTATGAATCTCGACCGGGTGAAGAAATCGGGCGGGGATTTTTCGAAAGGTTCTCTCGGTGACGCCATGGAAGCTACCGGTGTCATCGACCAGATTGCCGACGCGTACGTGACGTACGCGAGCGACCGGAAAGGGGTAGCATTCACCCCCACCGTGAAGACCGCGCAACATCTCGCTGAGGCACTGTCTGCCCGCGGTATCGCCGCTGAAGCGGTGTACGGGGACATGCCAACAGACGACCGGAAAGCCGTGTTGGCGCGGTTGAAGACTGGTGAAACGCAGGTGGTCACAAACTGCGCGGTTTTGACGGAGGGGTTCGACGAACCATCTATTGACTGCGTTGTGGTGGCCCGACCGACCAAATTCCACGGCTTGTACGTGCAGATGGTTGGGCGCGGTACCCGGCTTCACCCCGGTAAAAAGGACCTCCTGGTACTGGACGTGACCGGTGCCAGCGAGCGGCATGAGTTGGTGTCGCTGGTGGACCTCGATCTCGGTCTTGAAGCTGACGATGCGAAGCGCAAGCGGGAGGATAGCGAAGAGCAGACGTGCCCAACCTGCGGCGTTCCGATGTCACAGTGTGAGTACCCCAACCACCGGTGCCGGTTGTGCACTCGCCCCCTCCCCAAGCGGCTGGTTGCTGCTGGTGAACTCCAACACGAGACCTGCGCGGTGAAGGCTTCAAAGACGGTTGACGTCTTCGGTGCCTCGCGTCTGAGGTGGCTGCCAGTTGAGTCCGGCTGGTGTCTCGGTGCGGGCAGGGAAGTCGTGGTCATGGTTCCCAACGGGGTGGACACCTGGAAGCTTGCCGCGTACAACGCGGGCAAGCTCACGGTCCTCCACGAACAGCTGCCAGTTGACTGGGCACAAGGTATCGGGGAGGACCGAGCGAAAGCGTTCAAGTCTCTTGCGGAGCGGAAAGCCCGGTGGCTCACCGCACCCCCGACCGATCAGCAACTCAGCCGATTGGTTCGGGAAGGTCTTCCGAGCAACAAGGTTCAACTGATTCGGACTCGGGGTGATGCTGCCGATTTGATCACCAGGATTCAAGCACGTCGTGCAGTCCGCAAACTTACTGTGTGAGGAGAGATTATGAAGTACAAACTTGTTCCGGAGGGCAACCTCTTCCGGGTCCGTGCACTAATCGACATTCCTAGTATTCGGGTAAAGGTTGGGGACCTCGGGGGTGTGGTCTCCGATGAAGACAGCCTCTCGCAAAACGGGTTGTGCTGGGTGTCCGGTAACGCGCAGGTGCTTGATAACGCGTGGGTGTCCGGCAACGCGTGGGTGTTCGGTAACGCGAGGGTGTTTGGTGATGCGTGGATCCACGGAAACGCGCAGGTGTACGACAACGCGCATGTGTGCGGTGATGCGTGGATCTACGAAAATGCGAAGGTGTTCGGTAACGCGCGGGTGCTTGATGACGCGAACGTGTTCGGCGATGCGCATGTGTTCGGCGACGCGTGGGTGTGCGACAACGATAAAGTGTCCGGAGAAATGCGGGTGTTCGGCAACGCACGGGTATGCGACAAGGGGTAATCATGAAGTACGAACTTGTTCCGGAAACAGGATTGTTCCGGGTGAAAGCTCTCCGCGACATTCCCGAAATTGGTGTAAAAACGGGGGATCTCGGAGGTTTGGTTTGTAACGAAAACAACCTCTCGCAAAATGGGTTGTGCTGGGTGTTTGATAACGCACGGGTGTTAGGTGGCGCACGGGTATACGGGGCTGCACGGGTATACGGGGCTGCACGGGTATACGGGGCTGCACAAGTGTCTGACGACGCGCGGGTGTTCAACGACGCTCAGGTGTTCGGCAACGCGCAGGTGTTCGAAAACGCATGGGTGTACATCAGTGCGCAAGTATCTGGAAACGTTCAGCTGTTCGACAACGCGCGGGTATCCGGTAACGTCCGGATGTTCGGCGATGTACAAGTACGCCACAACGCTCAGGCGTTCGGTAGCACGCGGGTGTTCGGCAACGCGATGTTGTCTGGTAACGCCCGGGTGTTCGGTCAAGCGCAGGTATACGACAACGCGTGGGTGTACGACAACGCGTGGGTGTACGGCCGTGCGCAGGTGTTCGGTGACGCATGGATACGCATGAGTGCTCGGGTGTCCGGCAACGCACGGGTGTCCGGCAACGCACGGGTGTCCGAGTAGCCCCGGATATGGTATGACCCCCGAGTAGCCCTCTCGGGGGTCATACGCGGAGCAAACAGGAAGGATCGATATGGATCGTAACACAGCGAGTCCGATCACCTCCAAGCATGCCGATTACCTGCGGGAACATGCCGTGGATGTCGAGCTCGCAGCGTCGCTCGGGGTACGATCCTTGGAGACGCGGGCAGACGTCACAAACCTGCCTGAACCATGGAACAACTTCGCCAACGTCCCCGCCTTGCTCTTCCCCTGGACCAACCCGAACGGCCGGGTTGAGATCCAGGTGCGACCGGACAACCCCACCACGGACAGCAAGGGACGTCCGCGCAAGTACATGTTCCGCAAGGACATGGAACCGGTTCTCTGGGCTGTCCGAGTGGTCCCAGATTCTGAGCGGATCATCGTCGTTGAGGGGACGAAACAGTGTCTCGCCGCAGCGAGCTACGCACCCCCTGGTGTAGCGGTCTACGGCATGGCTGGCTGCCGGATGTGGCAGCACGGTGGCAACCCGATCCCTGATCTCAGCGTGGCGGACGGTCGAGACGTTGTGATCATCCTCGACGCTGACGCCGCGGAAAACCCGGACGTCTACAACGCAGGTGCCAACCTCGCTGATGCGCTGGAGATGGAAGGTGCCACATCCGTCAAGTTCGCCCGGTTGCCAGCAAGCGGCAAGTCTGGCCTTGACGACGTGTTGGCTTCCCGCTCCCCTGAACGGCGCGGCGGGTACCTCGCCCGGTTGATCGACGGGGCGAAGACCAAGCCAGCCGACACCAAGCCGAAAGCCAAGCAGGCACCGGTAGTCGCCCCGAGCGACCCCGGTCGAGTGACGATCGTGTGCAACCAAGATCGGTTCACAGTGATCAACGAACTTACCGAAGCATTCCTTACAAAATGGGACGGACGGGAGCTGTTCAACCACGGTGGTGTGATCTCTCGGTTGAGGGACCGAGCCATGGTCCCTATCGACCGAGGTGCACAACGGGACCTAATACAGGAAACCGCCATCACCGTTGATGAGATTCAAGACAAGCAAGGGACCCGGTACAACTTCACGTGGCCGGACTCCAACTCGATTTCAGCAGTCATGAGCAGAGCCGACCAGTTCAGCACCCTAAAGCGGATCTCAAACGCACCGTTTGCTCGTGCAGACGGATCCATCTGCACAGAGCCGGGATACGACAAAGACACCGAGACCATGCTGATTCCAGATCCCGAGTTGAAAGGGCTCACGATTCCGGAGACTCCAACATCAGCTGAGATACTGGCCGCACGGGAGCTTCTGCTCACCGAGTGGTTGGGTGACTTCCCGTTTGCCAGCGACGCTGACAAAGCTAACGTGCTCGCGTTGATGGCGACACCAGCTGTCCGCGGCTTGGTTCCACGCGTCCCGCTCGCGGTGGTGGACGGGTTGCAGATGGGGGTGGGGAAAAACCTTCTCGCGGACTCTATTCTCACGGTGTACACCGGGGAACCAGCCCGGCCGATGAACTTCGTAGATGACAGGGAAGAACTCCGTAAACAGATCACCGCGGCGTTCCGCACCGGTGCGGAGTTCTTCGTCTTCGATGAGGCGCACACGATCGAGGGTGCTGCCCTTGCTCAAGCGCTCACCGCGTCGACATGGCAGGACCGGATTCTCGGGGTGTCCACCATGGCGGAGTTCCCGAACCGGGTCACGTGGATCAGCTTGGGGAACAACGTCCAGGTGCGAGGGGACCTCACCCGGCGGGTGTACCGCATCGCGCTGCGACCGAACTACGCCAACCCGCAGGATCGGAAAGCGTCAAGTTTCCGCCACCCCGGACAGAGCGGTCTTGACCTCGGGAGTTGGACCCGCAAGCACCGGCGGGAACTCTTGACCGCCATCCTTACCCTGGTTCGTGCCTGGTTCGCAGATGGTCAGCCGTACCCTTCCCGCGGGGTCTCGTTCGGATCGTTCGAGACTTGGGAGCGGTATGCTGGCGGTATCGTCGAGACTGCGGGTGTACCTGGTTTCCTCGGCGATATGAAGTCGTGGCGTTCTGAGACAGACTTCGACTCCCAATACTGGGCAGGTCACCTGCGGTGGTTGCGGGATGAATTCAAGGACACGCCGTTTCGAACCGGGGACGTCCGTACGAGAGCGCTTACTGAGCCGCAGAATTTCATGGCTCCCCCGAAGTTGGATGACCCGACAGAGAAGACGTATCCGAAGCTTCTCGGGGAGGCGTATTCGAGACTCAGAGGGAGGCGGTACGAGGGAATATACGTGGAACGTGTTGGCAGCGTGAGAGGTCACGTCTCGCTGTGGACTGTCCGAGAAGACGACCCACCGATTATTATCCACCCGCCGAAAGAAAGTGACAACGATGGTTGCTCCGGAAGATGTCAGGACGATGGTAGCGATGTTGGAAACGGGGAAGCCGTACTCGGAATCGAGGCTTTACATGTGGTACGCCGAGATAGCTTGGAGGAACGAGAGGGTACCGAGTCACCCAGCGACATTTCGGGAAGAGTTGAAGAAACTCGGGTTCGCTTGGGGGAGCCGGGAAAACAGGAGAGTCTGTTGGATGGAGATAAGAATACCGATGGAGGGCTCATGAAACACCAAGGGTTGACTTCAGATAACCAGGTTGTCACGCTCGACCTGGAAACCGGCGACGCTGCCAACATGTACAACGGCGATGCCGGGTACATCCGTCTCGCTGGTGCGGCACACGGGGATGACAATGTCATGGTAGTCGATCACACCACGAACGCGGAGGGGTTCGCCGGTGGGTTGGTTCGGGTGGCACCTCTGGTCACCGGCCACAACATCATGGCGTTTGACCTCCCCGTTCTCGTCAAGGCCGGTGTGCTGGACATGGCCACCGTGCACGAGATGGCGCGTGATGGGCGGCTGTTTGATGCCATGCTGGCGGCACGTCACCTGGACCCCCCGATGGCACGGGACAAAGGGGTAGACGCTGACCGCCGGTACGGTCTGGACGCGGTAGCTGCCCGGTACGGGGTGGCCGGCAAGCTCGGTACCGCGAAAGAGCTTGCAAAGAAATACGGCGGTTGGGGCGCCATCCCCACGGATCCTGACAACCCCGATGGTGCTGAGTTCCGGCGGTATCTGGTTCGGGACGTCGAGGCCAGCCGCGACGTGTACGCGGCTCTGATGACGGATCTCGGTGGCACGATTCCGGACTACCTTGTCCGTGAACACCGGGTGGCCGCTATCGCTGCACAGATCAGTGTAAATGGGTTCCGGGTGGATGTTCCGGAGCTTCAGCGTAGGGTTGCCGAGATCGAGTCTTTGAAAGCGGAGTCATTGAAGATCCTGGCAGCCCGGTACGGGTTGCCGCTTCACGATGCGAAAGGGAAGCCGTACAAGGCACCGATCGGCACGAAAGCCGGAAAGTACGCGCTAGAGAAGGCGTTCCGGGATGCGGGTGCAACGTCGATTTGGACGACCGAGAAGACGGGCCAGATCGATATTAGTGCTGATCACATGTGCCATATCGCTGATGAGTACATGTACTTGCCCGCTGTGGTGGAGATTGCGAGGCTAGTGCATCGGGTCGTTGGTGCGCGCACAGTGTATGAGACTGTGGCGAACAGCCTGGTTGGGGAGCGGGTTCACCCCCGCGTGAGTTTCAAGCAGGCAACCGGAAGGTGGAGTCTCACGAAACCTGGACTCACTGTGATGGGCAAACGTGGTGGTCGCCATGTTGAACGCAAGGTGTTTCTTCCCGATCCGGGTGAGGTCATCTTGACTGTGGACCTTTCGCAGGTTGACATGCGTGCAGTCGCGGGGTTGAGTCAAGACCTCGCGTACATTGATATGTTGAAGCGCGACGACCCGCACACCGAAATTGCTCTCGCCCTGTTTGGGGACGCCTCCCGACGCAGCGACGCGAAAGCGATTGGGCACGGATGGAACTATGGCCGCAGTATCAAAGCCATCGCCAACGGTGAGGACATTGATCCGATGCTGGTGCGCCAGTTCGACACGTCCATGCGTGAGCGCTTCCCGCGGCTGGTGGAGTGGCAGGGGGAGGTACGTGCACTGGCGGAGTCCGGCGAACTGATGAACAACGGATTTGGTCGCCCGATGCGTGCGGATCCACAGCGTGCCTACACGCAGGGACCTGCCCTCATGGGGCAGGGTGCGGCGCGGGACATCATGATGCACGGGCTGCTCAGACTCGCCGATCAGTACCCCGAGACGATGTCGATGCTGCGTGCGCAGGTGCATGACGAAATCGTGCTGAGCGTGCCGCGGGACTACGCCGAAGACATCTCCCGCGCTGTGGTGGAGTGCCTGACGTTTGAGTGGCGGGACGTCCCGATCACGGCTGACTCGGGACCTCTCGGGGAGAGTTGGGGTCACTGCTATGACAAGTGATCAACAGCCGGTTGGACCGCCGTTGTGGGCTGTCCTGGTGATCACGATCGGGGTTGCCGTACTGGTGTGCGGGATCGTGGTTGTGGTGGTGACGGTGGCCAACTCGGGTCCCGTCCCCGTGTGCCGTACCCCGTACGGGTGACCCGGTAGACACTGTGCAGGCATGCCTGTAATGTTGTTCCTGTCAGCGGGGAACGGCCCCGCTGACAGGAAGGAAAAGTGATGAACGTTTACGGGTTTCTTGAAGACGAGATCAACGAGTGTCGTGACCATCTCGACCGGTACGACAAGAACCCGACATGGAAGAACGCTGCGTACGTAGCACTGGGCCGGCACGCCCTGGTAAACGCGACCGCGTTTGCCACGGTCAAAAAGTACCACGACCCGGGGGTCAGGACTCTGATCGACACCGCAAACGCGGTGTTCGCCCAATGCGACCGGATCGCAGAGAAGGTTGCCGTTGAGATGGCCTCCGAGATGGAAGCGGATGGAACAGCTTGGCTGGGTGAGGTAGTCTAGCCACGTAGGGCAACCAGTCGAAGAAACCCCCTCTCTGACGCCAGGAGGGGGTTTCTTCGTGTCCCCCGTACCATGGTCACTATGGCGAGTCCTACGGATCCGAACCCTGGTGGCGCACGTTGGTGTGAAGAGCACCAGCGATGGGAGTGCACGAAACAGCGTCGGAAAGGTCGCGGACCGTGTCACAACGTAGCTATCCGCGGCACGAACGCGTGTCGGATGCACATCGGGGTGAAATCCGAGATCGCGAAAGCGCAAGGTCAAGCCAGGATCACGGCGTGGAACGCCACCCAAGGTGACGCCAGCATCGATTACCGGATGGCGGTTCTCGGCGTCTTGCAGATGACGTGGCTGAGACTCGCAAGCTACAGCGAGCTACTCCGTCGGCAGGTGGGTGACGCTGAAGACCTGGTAGTTGATGAGGATGGGAACCCGGATGGTGACGGGGTTTCCGGTCTCATCGGGCACCGGTATGGGGCGGGTGGCAAAGACGGACGAGTGTACGTCCAATCCGAAGAGGTTCGGGCACTGGTGGTGCTGGAGGCTGCCGAGCGAGATCGGGTCGTCAAGTACGCGAAGACTGCTCACGACATGGGGATCTCGGACCGGTTGACCTCGCTGGCCGAACGGTGGGGTGACGTGGTCGCAGGCAGGATCACCCTGATACTGGATTCCCTGGATCTCACCCCTGAGCAGTACGCCAGAGTGCCTGATCTCTTGACCACCCACCTCGGATCGATCGACGTCGGTGCATTCGACCCCGACCACGGTGCCCGGACCAACGGCGGTCGGCCCGGAAAATGATCATCAACCTTGCGGATCGTGTGCTCGCCCGGTCGCGGCTGGCTGTGTGGCGGTCTTCCCCCCGACGCTGGGCAATAGACTGCCTCTCCGTCAACCTCTCTGGATACCAGGGGGAGGTGTTGGATGAGTTACCGGTCCGCAAGCGGGTAGCTCTTCGTGGTCCCCACGGGCTAGGGAAGTCATTCATCGGTGCAGTCGTGGTGCACTGGTTCGCCACCACGCGGGAGCTGTCCGGTATCGAGTGGAAGATCATCACTACCGCTTCAGCATGGCGACACCTGGAAGTGTACTTGTGGCCAGAGATCCACAAATGGGCGAAAAGGATAGACTTCGAAACGCTCGGTAGGACACCGTACGACCCGCGTCGTGAATTGCTCGACCTGCGGCTGAAGCTCGATCACGGTGCCGCGACAGCGGTTGCCAGCAACCAGCCGGAACGAATTGAAGGTGCTCACGCGGTTGAGCTGTTGTACCTTCTCGATGAAGCCAAGATCATCCCACCAGAGACATGGGACTCGATTGAAGGCGCGTTCTCGAACGCTGGTGACGATGTCGAGGGCAACGCGTACGCACTCGCTATGTCGACCCCTGGACCTCCGTCGGGGCGATTCTACGATATCCACCGTCGCGCACCGGGGTATGAGGACTGGTGGACCCGTCACATCACCTTAAGCGAAGCAATCGAGGCTGGTCGGATCTCTCGGGATTGGGCTGTCCAGCGCGCCAAGCAGTGGGGTACCGGGTCCGCGATGTACGCCAACCGGGTGTTGGGTGAGTTCCACGCGAGCGATGAAGACTCCGTGATCCCGCTCGCGTGGCTGGAAGATGCGATCGAACGGTGGCACGTGTGGAATCGAGCCGGTCGCCCCTCCCCTGGTGGACCGCTGTGGACCGGGGTGGACGTCGGTCGGGGTGGTGACGAAACCGTGCTGGCCAAGCGTGACGGGTGGGCTATCACCATCGACACCAACCGGAAACGGGACACCATGTCGACGGTTGGACTGGTGCAAGCGCTTGACGGCCGGTCAATCATTGACGCGGTCGGGGTTGGTGCTGGGGTGTATGACCGGTTGCGGGAAGTGCACACCAGGCCACTCGCGTACGTAGGGAGCGGGAAGACCACGGTTCGCGATCGCTCGGGAAAGTTCGGGTTCACCAACATCCGGTCAGCGGCGTACTGGCACCTGCGAGAATTGCTGGACCCTACCTATGACCCGGTGTTGGCGCTCCCCCCGGATGAGTTGATGATCTCGGATCTCACCACCCCGACATGGGAGGTGACAACCGGGCTGCCGCCAAAGATCAAGATCGAGACCAAGGAACACGTGGTGGAACGTCTTGGTCGCTCCCCCGACCGAGGTGACGCGGTCGTAATGTCGCTGTGGCCTGACAAGCACCGGGGATCATCCCAGCACGCGGCACCGGTCGGAAACATGCCTGTGACCAGGGTGTCCCCGTTCAGTTGACACTAGGCAGCCATAACTGTAAGGTTATGTGCATGTTCGTAGTCATCGTTGAAGCTGAGATTTCAGCGGTCCCAATCGGACCGTTCAGAAGCGAAGAGAAAGCGGAGAAGGTTGCCGCTAGGTGGAACAAGGAACACCCCGGAAACTCAGCATCGGTTGAACCGCTGTTGAGTTACGAGGAAGCAGAAAAAGAGTACTGCGATGGAATGGGGTTGTGGTCTTGAGAGGGACGTACACACGGTGGACTAAAAACAGGTCCATCTATGACGCAGACATTCTCAGCGACATGAAGGTGTCCGCGTTTCCAGAAGACGGAACGGTGCAAGCCATCGTTTCACCTCGGCACATGAGCCCGGATGAGGCTCGGATGATTGGTGTGCGGCTGATTGAAGCCGCGTGCCTCGCCGACGGCGACCGGGCTGTCCGGCACATTGGGGGACCAGTATGAGGAACCTTGTAGACAATATCTCTGTTGTACTCAGTCTTGTGTACCTGGTTTGTCTGATCTTGTTTGTTGCTCGGAAAACTGTTCGTTCAGCTATTGCGGCATTCACAGCGAGTATCGTGGTGTGTCTTCTGGCCATAACCAGGGCTTTTCTAGGGGAGTTCGGGGGTGGCAACTACCCCCTAGTAATCGACTGTATTACAGCTGTTTTTGCAGCTTGTAGCGCAGTAATCATATATCTGACAATGCGTCAGACAATACGTCGACAGTACATGTTCGTAGTCCTCTTCGAAGAGGGTTACGAGGACTACGAGGATGAGGCGGGAGATCAACCGTGAGCTGTTTCTACGGTGATCCCAGCGGTATCCACCTCGGCAAGTGTCAGAACTTCATCTCAGATGACTCCGGCGGTCACTACTGTGGCGCACCAGCCATCGGGTTTGGTCGGGAGTACCCGACCGACCGAAACATCTGCGCGACCTGCCGGGAGAAAGCCCGGCAGACTGGTGACGAGATCACGAAGAATTCTCTTCGTGACATCATCGCCAACCGGGCGTACCGGGAAGAGTGGTTAGCGATCAACGCACAAATCTTGGCGGACATGGATTGTGGGGTTCACCAGCTCAATCGGGACGGCGCACCGATGTCCGAGGTGGTTGAGGTCAAGCGGAGACGCGCGGTGTACGAGCGTTGCCGTGAGGCGGTGCTGTCAGCCATCGCCGCGGGTTGACACTTCACAGCCACCACTGTAAGGTTGTTTCCAGCACGGGGGACAACAACTCAACAGTGGGAGCCAAGATGGATCTTGTTCTGAATTTCAAGACTGCATGCAAGTCCGGCACTGAGCTGGACTGCGTAGCACACAAGCGGGATCTCAACTGGAAAGCTGGGGAACGGGCCGCCGTTAAGGCAGCCATCAACCGGCGGTTCCGCCGGGAAACCAGGCGGACCCTGCGAGCGGCGTACTGAACAGAACCCCCCGAGACAGTGTCTCGGGGGGTTCTGCCGTGTGTAGTGGCACTGACAGTATAGGGGCGGAGGTGACCCCATGGTGAGCAGTGCTGGTGGGAAGAAAGGCTACGTCGCACCTGGCAGACACCGGGCGTACAAGGCACTCCGCAGGAAGGGTGCCAGCAAGCGCAAGGCTGCCCGCATCGCGAACGCTGGCCGTACCAGAGCCGGACGGTCCAGGATGGCACGTAAGGCTGCCCGAACCAGGGCAGCTCGGAGAAGGTGACAGATGGGTAAGATCTTTTCCCAACCGGTCCGAGCGTGGATGTACCGGGTCGGCATGGCTGCGGTGCCGCTGCTGGTGTCGTACGGGCTGCTGGACGACAGCACGGCCGGGTTGTGGGTCGGTGTGCTCGGGGCGGCACTCGGGTTCGGGTTGCCGGCTATTGCGGCAGCCAACACACCCGTCAAGCGGGGTACGTAGCCACACAGAGAAAGACCGCACCTGTTCACAACAGGTGCGGTCTTTCTCTGTGTGGCTACGGTTCGACGTTCGGCACCAGCCCCGACCCGTGGATCAGTCTGGCGAGTTCAAGCACCTTCCCCTGTAGCATCGGTGTCCCGTACTCCATCCGGACACCGATAGTGTGGAGGTATTTCGCAGCGTCGGCTTGCGACTCGAAGAACCGTTGTTGTTCCGGAGTCCGGAAGTATCCAGGTGTCCCCCGGTTCGACTCATCCTCCTGCGTGTCTAGGCGGAACCGGCGCACAATCCCAGAGCCAGAGCCAGAGGACCCGTTCGCTTCCACTTTGACCCACACCCGGCCAACAGCGATCACTGTTCCCGGGTAAGATCCGTAAATATCCCTGATGATAACCTCACTACCGGCCCTGAAGTCATCCGGGAGCGGTGGGCACTCCGATGGGATGGAGTCATCCAAGAACTTCCAACTCATTGCGCCACCTTCACAATCAGGTAGCCGCTCTCCGCAAGACGACGCACCAGGTGGTTAGCCACATCGTCCGGGACGGGGCAGGCGACGGAGCCAACCCCCGCGGGAAGGTGGCCAGAAACCACCCGTACCGCCTCCCGGGATCCAAGAGCTTGCGGGGGTATGTTCCCCCCCGCAGTCTCACCCGTAGCCGCTGCCTCGATCCTTTCCAGGATCGGAGCGATCCTGGAAAAGATCGGGGCAAGTGCTTCCGCCACGTCTTTAGCCACCATGTATTCCAGGTGGCCGGTTTCTAGCGTGATTGAACCGGAGACTTGCGCCATGTCTCTTCCCTCCTGTTGACGTAGGCAACACCTTACAGTCATGCCGCTAGTGTGTCAATACGTCCGGAGGTTGACACCTTCACGGCGTGACTGTAAAGTGTGATCATGAAGTTGAGTGATCGAGCAAGACGGGTGCTGATCAACTGTGGCACCCATCGACAGGGTGCCACAGTTGACCCAAGGACACCGGAACCGGTGTTACAAGAACTCATAGACCTCGGGTTGATTGGACCGGGACACGGGCTTACCCGCAGGGGGTCCATCGCACAAGAACGTGTGATGGACGAAACCATGGATGAACTCTTCTGAGAGGAGGCGACCGGCATGAGTGCCGGATACCTACGAAAATGTGCGAGAAAGAGACGACATGCAACACAGACTGAAGCAGAGAAGCACCGGAGGGAGCTTGTAAGACTCGGTAGCCCCCTCCGAAAGACGAACACCTATTTCTGCATTCAGTGCCTTTCTTGGCACGTTGGACACATCGGCGAAAAGAACAGGGGTCGCAGGTGATGGACGGAAGAGTTATCAGGTGTTGCGCAGTCCACGGAAATAATTTCTGGGCAGCCTATACATCTCGGTCTTTCGGCGGCAGATTCTTCTGTCCCGGATACCTGCGAGAGGACCTGTTCAAAAACTTCAACCCGCAACCCTACCGGCCCCCGGTCATCGGGGAGCCGGAAAATGACGGTGTTGTCCGGCTCATCGATGGGTCGGACTCGCTGTTCATAGTGGTAGCGCGGAACGGGGATACCCTGGAACTCCGAAAGTTGGGACTCCCGGATGCCCTAACATTCACAATGCCAGTCTCCGCGTGCTGGCCGGGTAAGTACGTCCACCCATCTAGGAACACGTGCTGGATATAGCGCACAAAAATACCCCCGAGATGGTTGTCATCTCGGGGGTATTTTCTGTGTTCACGCCATGACCGCGTCGTCGCCCATAAGGAGGTGATAGCGCGACGTCTCGCACCCGCACACTCCACAGCGTGAGATGTACCGGCCGTCAACATTCTCGCCAAGCTGAGCCGGGATCTCTTGACCTGCGAACGAGCATTGATCGTTGGTGCACACGAGGATAGCCCCGATTGACGGCCACCGGTCAGCATCCAACCAATGACCATCATTGTCTTGAAACTTCGACAAAGGAAGTGGTCGCTCCCGATCCACGATCGGCTCCCCCCGACGATTCCAAATCCTCGCGTTCATGTAACCCTCTCCACACTGTAAAACACATACGTGGCCACTGTGTTGGTCCGGTACACCCACACCGTTGCAGACGTGCTTCCAAGTCCAGTGATTGCGGTTGCGATCACCGCGCTTCCAGGAGCAATACTGTTGATCGTCGTGAAACCTGCGATCGTGCCGGTACCCCGTAGCGCAGGGTACGTGACAACGGCACTGGTCGGGGTGCTGGCCACCGGGGTGATCTGTACCCGCCCAACCACCCGCCGGGTACCAGCTGTCGCCACGGACCCAAGTACCAGGAGCTGCCCGCGGGCTGCGAGTACCTGGACGCTGTCTCCAGCGAACACGATCGACGAATCAAGCCTCGCCACGTTCGGGACGGTTGTATCCCCCGAGGTGAGATCTACCGTGCCATCAGCGTTGACCGTGTCGACCGTCATCTTCCGTAACGTGACGTCTCCAACCCCGCCGCTGTCCGGAAACAGCCGCTGAACCATCCTGGTCGCATCCATCACAGTTTCCTTACTTGTAGACCGGTGGACCCCGTGATGTCCACCGTGACAGCGTCCACAACGAAGTTGGTCCCGTTGAAGTTGATCACATCATCGGCATCAATGGTCGGGTCATACGGACACGTCATGGCGTACGTAGCACCTTGACCCCGGTATCTGTCCAGGATCGTCCGGGCTGCACTGGCAGCCTGACTTGACGTCTTGATCAGTGGCGAAGAGTAGTAGTACGTCACTCGCCCGTACGGGCTGGATCCAGGGCTGCCCGCAGGTCCCGCGTACGTCGGAGAAGACGGTTCGTCGTCTACCACAACCGCCTGTACCGGGACGTCATCCCCCTGCCCTTCCCCACGGGCAACGATGACGTTCGGTGGACGGTCGTCGAAATCAACGCTGAGATCAATCATAGGTCCCGCCGGGTACGCCAGATCGGTATCCGGGTTCACGGTTCCGATAGCGATCGACCCTGACCTGTTGTACCACACGGTACGGCTGAAACTGTCAAGGACGTCAATAAGCTCTTTCCACGGTCCGGTCCCCGTTTCGAGTCCAAACACCCTTGCAGCACCTGTGGTGACACCCGTGGAAACAACACCAGGGTAGACACCGGTCCTGTTCGAGATGACGTTGTTCACCACGTCCGACAGATCGGATCCGCTCGCCACCGTGTACGGGCTTTCGAACCGGTATCGATCAACCCTCCCAGATATGTCGGCCAGCGAGACACTGACAGATCGACTGCCAGCCGAAGTCTTCACACTGGACGATGAGATCTCGTAAACCCCATACGGGATGTACGAAATCGAACCGTCTAGTAGCTCCAACCCAAGTTCCACAGAAACCCGCGTCCCGAACGGGGTGAGGATGTCCTGCGGACCGTTCGGAATGATGTTGTCCCCGACAAACGAAAGCTTCCCGTTCCAGCGTCCGGCACGTCTCGCATCCTGCGTGAAGCTCCCGGAAACCGGCTCCAACTCCAACGATGTTCCACCACGAAAAAACACGTACCGGGACCATCGACGATAACCGGTCGGGGTCGACAATGCGGCCTGGTGCCTCGCACTCGGGAATACAGAGACCATGTCGAGCCCTCACAGATACTCGGACGGATCGGCAACCGTCGGCCAATCCTGCCGAACAAGTCGCGCTTGAAGAACCTTGACACCTGGTGTGGGTGCGTTTACAGACCAGTCGCTTGGAGCGTACCAACCCGGTGTCCCACCGACCGGCGAAAAGTACACAAGACCAACAGACAACAGGTCTTCCAAGTCATCGATAGCCGGTACACCCTCCACCCCGATCGACAGCGCAACGTCTTCCCCGGACGGTGTAGTGGCCACCGTGTGGAGGCCACCGGAGATGGGGACCGAGTCAACAACCAGCCTCGGGAACACATACTCCCGGTTTGTTGCTAGTGCCACGATCCGAGAGCCATCGGTGAGCCGGTCCAATCCGTCACCATAAGTGAACGACTGGACCGTAACTTCGGCGAACTCAGACACCCTTAGCTCAGGGACAGCGAGCGGGGTGACACTGATCGATCCATCCAATCTGACGAAGTGAACCTCGTGGTACGAGGGAACATGGTTAACAGTGTCGGTGTCGCCACTCCCATCACTGGAGATGCTTGGTTTCGTGGTGGCGGTGTTTCCCGCTGAATGGGTGTGGCCGGTCGTTGGACTGTACCCGAGGTCACCCCAACTCGGAGCGGTAAAACTCACGCTGCCAGAAGCACCGACCGCGATGGTGTGATAGTGAGCTGGAATATCGTGGGTGTGTGTTCCGGTGGTGTGTGAGTGGGTGCTCGCCCCACCGGTGCTGTTAACAGAGCTCGATCCATTGTCACGACAGAATCGATTCCTCATGTCCGGGGTACCGTCTGACCCATCGCACAACGTTAGCAATGGATCAAGACTCGCCACGTCCCCGAGGTACACCCCGATGATTCTGGTCTGAACCCCACCTCCGGTGTTTCGGAGGACTCTGAGTCTGCGGTTCGAAGGCTCGTGGTTGGCGCTCCCGGTGGTTCCGCCACCAGCCGCTACAAGGTTTCCCGTCCACCCACTCCCAGCGGTCAGGGGGTGGGTGTGGCGAGCAAGCCATTTCGGATAGGACACGCCGTAACCAGCGTTAACCCCAACTGGCAGACTCAGCCCAGTATTGTCCACGGTGTGGGTGTGGTCAAACCCGGTGTGTATGTGTGAGTCAACCGTGTGCGTGTGCGTGCTCGCTCCGGAGTTCACCCCACCGGGGTCACCGACATCAGCACCCCGAAGAAACCGGCTGTAGCTGTCCACATCATCCACCCACCCGGAAACATCTTCCGTGGACCATCCGAGAGCGCCGATCGGGTACTCAGTTCGAGCACCGTCATTCTCGATCCAGAGAACGTCACGGGTCGGGGGAAGGTTGTCCGCGCTGGATGTTCCAGGGGAGGTGATACCGGAGTGCTGGGCGTATTGACCCCAAGTTATGGCAGGAAGCGAGTGGTAGTGGGGTTGGTTGGCCTGTGGCTCTGACGCGCCGTTGAATCGCGCACTGATCGTGCCGGAACTACTCGATCCGGTGTACCCGCCCAACGTGTGGTAATGGTCCCCGATCACATGCATGTGGCCGGGCGTGGTGTGGGTGTGTGTATCACTCCCCCCGGTCGCTACGGGAGCGATGACATCGGAAGACCCGCGGAGGTAGTAGCTGTCGAGGGCTGCCACGCGGGACCATCCGGCTGGGATCGATGCTTCCGAACCAGGCCACGCGAGAATCAGGTCATCCGGCAGGTTACTAGGCAGCTCCACCAGCTCGGAGACGTAACCCCAATAACGGACCCGGTACGTAATGTCGCACGCGTCGGACACGGTCTCACAAACACCGGCCACCTGCGATGGCTGCGGGTCAAGTTGCGGTATCGCGAGATCGAGGTACGAACCGTTGAGTCCGTCAGGGATGGTAGCGATACGTCGATTGCCAGTACAGTCTTCCCGCCACACCTCGGCAACAACACTGCCGTCATCCCACGGTTGCCCACCTGGATCAGACCACTCCACCAGGTACCCGCCGAACTGTTCGGTTACCGTGACCAGAGGGGGTGATGGGGGTGGTGTTGTGTTGTTGATCGTTACAGTGGTGACTTGCTCGCTTTCGAACTGGTCAACACCGCGAATCGTTGACTGTACGGAAAACGTAATGGTGTACGTCCCGTTGTACAGTCCTGATTCCAAGGTCACTTGCTCGGGTGGCTCCCCCGAACCGGATTCGGCGTACACCGTGGATCCGGATTGACTGATCTCGACAGCCCAATCAAACGGGGGTAGTCCGTCGTAAGCTACCCCGCCGAAGTACAGTACCGGTTTGTTGGTGTCGGTGATGGTCCCACCTGACTGATCGACACCTGCCGCATCCCGAACCTCGGCAGTGTATGTGGGTTGCTGCCGACAGTCGATGTCAACGTAACACTCCGAGGTGTATACCTCGGTAGCTCCATCCTCGTATTTCGGCCAGCCCCCGCCGATGTTGAGGTCTGAAAGAGCGCCGGATACATCAAGTCCGAAGTCAGAATTTTGATACCACGGGGTAGCGTATTCGTCAAACGAATCATCTAGGCTGACGCCCTGGTATTCAACGTAATCGCTGATACCACGGCCAAGGTCGATGTCTTCGCTACAGGTTCCCGCGTCACACTGTGCGCGGATCCTGCCGCGGATTTGATGTCTGCCGTACCCCGCAGCTGGAGTGTGCGGTTCGAGACGGAGACTCCAGTTGTCCCCGTGGTCGACAACATCAAAATCGATGTACGTCCCATCGTTATCATCAGAGGTGACACCGTGGAGGGTACCGCCACCGACCGCAGTCCCAGCGCCAGCGAACCGCGTGGACACCGGTCGAAGAACGTCAACGGTTGACATGTCACACCCCGATGTCCGCAAGTTGTGGTGCCGGTTCCGGCCCGGTAGCGATGAAATCCGCGGTCAGCTGCCGAACCCGCCCAACCTTGACCACGCGCACTGATTCTGCCACGGGAGCGCCCCACACCTCTGCTGAGTCGGACGGAGAGATCAGAACCAGGGGGCGAGCGAGCACCGCTCGGAGCGTGGCCAAATCAGCCTCCGACTCAACAGCCGCAGTCAGCTTCAGGTTGCGTCCACCGGGATCCGACGTGGTGAAAAACCGTGTCCCGTTGACCCCCACGGCAGCGTTGAACGGGCGACTAACGGACCACTGGAACATGCCGATGACCGGTGCGTATATCGGTCCGTCTGGCCCGTACGTTCTGATCAGATGTTCGTCGTCACTCCATTCCAGACAGAACGTCTCCGGATCGTCCGGGGGTTCCGGGGTTTCCATGAGTTGCACGAACGCCACCTCTTGGTATAGGGGTTCCGTACTCACACTGGAGAGGCTGCCGGACCCGCTCACCCCGACCGTAGGGGTGGTGGAATCCGTACCAGTGATCGGGTGGTCGTGTGCGTTCGTGACCACGTCGACAGCACCGGTCGTGATGTAGTCGATAGCGGCTGTGCTCGGGGTTATAGAGATCCCGTGCGAGTGGCTGGATGTGGTGTGCGTGTGGGTGGGGCTGGTGTGCGTGTGGGTCGCGGTGCTTCCACCTGTACCACCGATACCAGCTGTTGCACCCCGTGGGTACCGGCCGAACATGTCCGGGGTGCCGCCGGTTCCATCGCAAAGCTGCCATGAGTCCGGCACGTTGGCGACCAACCCACGCCACCCTGCGATGACCCCTACCGGGAGGTCTGTCGAGCCGGTGTTGTTCTGCCGGACTCGCAGGTCCAGGTACGGAGGTCCCGATGGGGTGGTGGTTCCAGATGCTCCGCCAGAGGCTGACGCCAGTGAGGCTGTGGAGTCCGTGTAAACCACCGCAGCGTGGTTGTGCGAATCAGCCCATATTGTCGAGTTTCCACCTGATTTTGCAGCAACCGTCGATGCGGCGTCTCCGGTGTTGGCGATGGTGTGATCATGGCTCTTACCAGCGTGCGTGTGAGAGTTGATCGTGTGGGAGTGCGCTGTAAGCACACCGGCCGCGGTCGCCCCACCATCGTCCCCGGTGTTGGCACCACGCAGGTACCTGCTGGTGGCGTCAGCGTACGTGTCCCACCCGGATGGAGTGATATCGCCCATAAGTGAGAGTGCGCCATCCGGCACCCCGATAGCGCTGTCGGGGGAGATCCACACCACATCAAGATGATCAGGGTCATTGGCCACCGACGATGTTCCGGGGGACCTGGACCCCGAGTTGACAACGGTGGTGCCCGTTGCGGGGACTGTGTGAATGTGGCTGAGAGCGGGTACCTTCAAGTCACCCGCAGGGTCGTACTCAGCTGTCAGCGGGTCGTCTGAAACACCGGTGTTGGCGGATACCGCATGCAAGTGATCAAGGCTGTGCGTGTGGCTTGGCGCGGTGTGGGTGTGCGTAGCGGACCCACCGGAAGTGCCCGGATTCGTTACAGCGTCCGGCACACCTTTCAAGTACACCCCATCAAGGTCATCGGTCCTCCGCCAACCAGGCGGAATGCTTGACTCGGTTCCCGGCCATGCGAACACCAGGTCTCGGGAGAGACTGGGGTCGTACGCATCGGACCACGACGAAATGACAATGACCCCATCGATGCGTCCAATAGTGCGAACTCGGTAGTACGAGCAACACGATTCCGGGGTGTACGAACATGACTCACCGATACCGGTTCTCGGCATGGTGTAGTCAACCCATTCCGCACATTCACCGGTGCCGAGAGGTCCAAGTATCGCAAGGCTGGTTGCTTGTTGCTCGCTGGTGAGTGCGGCGGGACTGTACACCGTCCACGTGTTGAGCGTGTCATCGTCAAAGACGTCGGTACCCGCCGGGTGGTCTGTGAAATCCACAAGCGTACGGATGGTCCCCGACCGGCCTTCCCGCACCTGGATTGTATAAACCCTCCCAGTCCACCGGTTCAAGGGACCGGTGCTACCACCGTACGCACCGGCATAAAGATCGGCGGTACTTGCGAAAATCGATGTAGTCCCAGCGCCAGTAACCACGTCCCCGAGTTGAACCCAACCCCCATCACCGTTGACGTATTCGAACGTGACGGTATGGCCACCTGCCCCATCATCAACGTCAAGAAACACCCGCAGGTGTGCCCGACCGTACGGGTCTACCGGGACCCGCTCTGTGGCGTACACCGTGTTGAAGGCGGATCCGTCGGTGCTCCAAATGAACATTGGGCAGCCGATAAGAGCCGGGTTCCCATTACCGTCATCACTGATACCGAATCGCCACGCTCGTTGATTACCCGCGGTCAGGTACCGAGAGACCATCATCTCGTTGGAATCTGGTCGCCACCCATCATCCCTGCCAGCGAGCACCGTCACTTCAAGATCACTAGTAATGTTCGCAGGGTCGGGGGTGGCTGCATATGCATCGCTCGCCCCCGGAAGGTCCAGGTACCCGCTTCGCAGGCAATCCACCCGCTGAACTTCCAGGTACCCCTCAGCACCGTCAAGATCATAGACACTTGGAGCACACGCCTGAATCCGGTAGAACGGGAGGTCTTCCACCACTGTCGGGGGGTCGGGAGCGGGGGTCACACCAACCGCGACATCGAATGTAATTTCTTCGATGTCTGAGGCGTACGACGTATCGTCACCGAGCGTACTCCAAATCTGGAGATACGCGGTGTACGTGCCGTTGTCGAGCGGGGTGGTCTGGCGACCAACCGGAGTACCGAATGTTGACCCGGTGTCCCATACCGTCGCCCCAGATTGTGTTACCCAATACCGGTACCGCCTTGCTGGGAGGTCATCCCAATCAATGGCGCTGGCAAGAATCGTCGGGGTAGCAGTGTCGCTAACCGTAACTACGGACGCTCCCGAACCGTCGAGAACCACCGGGGTAAACGATGGGTTCTCGCGGGTATCAACGTCCAGGTACAACTCGACAGCGCGAAACCCGATCGTCTGCCCGGACACGTAACAGCTGAGCGTGGTGTATCCGGTAAACGGTGCTCCGCTCTGCCATGCACCTGCGATCTCTTCCGGGCTGGATCCGAACGTCCCTGCCGAACCTGCGATCGTGGCACCTGCGGCTGTTCGCACCCCCCACCACGCGGACCCATCTTCACCGCGGACCCGCAACCGAACAAGGTGCCGTTTCTCGCCAGCGGGAGGCGAACTGGTCGGGGTGGCCAGCACCATTGCTGATCCAGAACCGGACCACTCAGCAGCCGTACCGTCATTGTCGTCCGATGTAACGCCGTGGAGGGTCCCAGCGGGATCCGCGGACCACCCGGAACCTGAGCTGGTGGCCGATGGGCGAAGCGTGGTGATCGTAGACACTACATCAGCCCCCTTACCCTGCTGAGCTTATCCAAGATCGCATCGGCGGCTTCGTTGCCCGCATCCTCACCCTGCCCATTGATCACAATAGACCCCGGTTCGAAGTTGATCACAAACGCTGCGGCACCATCGCCCCCGCGGACAGCACCAGCCGTGAAGCTCGGCAGGTCACCCGTGATCGCTCGCAACGCGTTCTCGATTGAGCCACGTTGATCATCGATCCCAAGCCGGAACCCTTCCATCACCAGACGACCGGACTCTCGAAGGATCTTTCGGTCAACCTCTGCGGGACCCTTCCAGTCGGGAAGCATGCCGGTAAGTTCGCTAAGCGTAGACCTCACCCGTTCGAACCCGGATTTGATACCGGACACCAGCCCGTCAATGATGCGTCTTCCAGCGCTCGACAGCCACCCAGCAGCACCGGAAAAGAATCCTGTGATGGCGTTCTTCACCGACCCCATAGCCGATTTCGCACGCTCGACACCAGCCGATATCAACGCCGATGCCAGCGACAGCGCTATCTGCAAACCAGCCTGATGGATTTTCGGAACGGCTTGAAGGAGTGCGGACAACATCGCCGGTACAATCTTGGTGACGATGATGGAGATAATTCGCGGGAGCGCCTTAATCAATCCTTTCATAAGCGCTACCATGATGTCTATACCCGCGTCGATGATGATCGGGAGATTAGCTTCGATCATCTCGGTAACCTGCGGGATGAGCGTCTCCGTAATGAAGTCGATGAGTGGCGGAATACCATCGATCATCCCCAAGAGGAGATCGGTAAGAATCTTCACCCCAGACTCGATGAAGTCCGGGTTGTCTTTCAACAGCGACGTAATCGCAGGGATGATTTGTGTGGTGATGATGTCCAGGATCAACGACGCAGAATCAACCATACCTTGGAGAATCTGCCGGATGACCTCGCCACCCTGTTCTATAAACTTCGGGCCTTCAGACTTGAACATGTTCGTCAACGCGGGGATAACCTGCGTCTTGAACGTCTCGATAGCCGTTGGCAGCGTGTTCCCGATGCCCTTGACTATGGCCACCATGATGTCCATGCCAAGTGAAAGCAAGCTTGGCAGTAGCGTCAAGACCGCGTTTGCCAGCACCGGGAGCAAGTTCACGATTGCCATGTAGATGGTCGGGGCGGCAGAGATGATTCCCTCAACAAGACCCTGAATCAACCGCAACCCAGCCTGAATGATGCTCGGTAGCAGCGTTACCAAGCTAGAGATCAGTGAGGTAACGATCGCTGTGGCACCTGTGATAAGACCCGGCAACGCCGCTATGATTCCGTCGACCAACCCGTTCACGAGCAGATCAGCGGCAGTCATCAAACTTGGAATAGCTGTAACCAGCGTGCTCACCATGGTGGTGACCATGCTAACTATACCGGCCACCAGTTTAGGGATGACCGTCGGTAGTGCGGCAGCAATACCAGAGATCATCTTGATGGCTGCGTCGAATACGGCACCCCGCATGTCTGAGATGATGCCGATGATGTTCCCGATGTTATTTGCCAGGAACTGAATACCGTTTGTTACAACGCTGCGGATAGCCTCAACGACCGAGCTAAAGAACCCTGGATCAAAAGCCCCTTTCAGAATGTCGAATACGGCGGCAGCTGACTCGCCCTCTTGGAAAGCAGCCCAAGCCTCATGAAGAATCCCAGGGAGCGGGCCAAGAAACTCTTTCACGGTCACGTACGATCGGGACAGCCACCCAACGAACTGGCCGAGATTTTCGATCGTGCTTCCGATGAAGTGTATGAAGTCCTGGAAGAATATCGTTGCTTCCGGACCACTCGCAGCAATGCTGTCAAGGAAACTCGATATGTCCGTCCCGAGATCGGGGAGGACAGCAGCCATTCCGCGAAGGAATGGGTTTGCAGCACTCATCAGGTTTAAGAACCCCGGCATGGTTTTCTCCACCATGCCGGCCAAACCTTCAGCAAACGGCTTGATCGCTGGTGCAAGAACTCCAAACGCAGAACGAACGATCGGCCCGATTCGCTCGACAGACGCTGTAAAGACACCGAGAGCTTCAATCATCGGTTTCAACATCGGCTTTGCCGCGTTCGTGAAAACCGATTTCATGGTGTCCGTGAGCTTGCTTGCGGCAGCTATCAAGCCAGGTTCTTCACGAAGCAAGAACGCCCCGAGACCGATTACCCCGAGACCACCAGCCGCAAGAACCGCCGATGCAATCAAGCCACCGAGAGCGGGACCCACAACAGCAGCAATACCGGCAGCGATTCCCAAACCAGCAACGACCAGTGCTGGCATAGCCAATGATGGCAGGGTTGAAAGACCGGCCGACAAAGAAGATGCTAGGGATTTCACCAACGTCTTACCGACGCTGGTAAACGACGCCTTGAGCTTGCTCTCCGTCTTTTTGGTGTCGGTGTTTTTGTGCAAACTCTCCGACATTGCCTTACCGGCTTCACTGCCCACCTTTGAAGCAGTGTTTGTAACCCTCTCCTGGCTACTCCCAAGTTTTTTGTCGACACCGTCTTCGAAACCGTCACCGAAGGACTCACCAGCTTTTACACCGGAACGATCCATGTCGGCCAAGCTATCTTCAAGATCCTTCAACGCTTTTTCAGCATCGGCCCGGATCTTGATACGTTCGATGTCCATCTCAGCGAGTGCCTTGTTCAGGTCTCGCTCGGTGTTGCGTGCGAAACCGCGAACGTCACCGGTCACTTTGACGCGTGCCGCACCAACATCGGTAGCCATACACCAAGCGTATGGCCGCACCAGCTGTCAACGAACCGCAAACGGGGTGGCATCTCAGCTAGGCTGGCCTTATGGATGTGTCCCGCGCGCAGGTCGCCAACCTTGGTGAGTCCGTCGTCTTCTGCGATCCCAAGTGGCCGTGGACCATCCAAGCCTCGGTCATGCGGGTGGACGGCCGGCCGGTTGTCGACACGCTGACCGTGACCGCCACCGGCAACCGCGCCATCACATCGTCCGTGCTGAGCCAGATACCGGTACGCCAGATCACGCGGGTCGTGGCCAGCCTCACGGCTGGGGAGGGGGAGGCGCAATACCGCATGCTGGCGACCCCGAAACCGGCCGGGAACCGAAGTTGGCCACCAGATCACTTCCGTCGGGTGGCCTCCGTAGCACGGTGGGCACGGGCTACCGGTCGCCCTGGTGGTGCTGCTGAGGCTGTGGCGGAGTTCTGGGGTGTCCACTACCGGACTGCTCGCCGGTGGATCTCACAGTGTCCGGTCGCGGACCAGCCATCGCCTCAAAATCAGACATCGCCTGATCGCGGTTCGGACGACCACCCACGGCTGTAAGCACCGTGTTGTCCAAGAGACGCTGAAACCTCTGACGTCCATCCTCTGTCAACGCTTCGATGATCGTGAGATGTAGTGCGTCCAGCGCGGCACCGATGGGGGTTGCATCCCACCTGAACCCGCGGCGAGCAAGCTCGCCACCGATGATCGTCCAATTCGACATTGCCATGGTGACCAATATCAGCGAGACATGCCACGACCGGCCGGCAACCGCCTCAACAGCATCGGTCAACGCGCTGGAAAGCTCTTCGCTCTGAATGGCTCCATCGATGATCGCATCGTCAAGCTTTGGATCTTCAATGAGATCCAGGATCCTGGCGAGGTCCCCACTCGCCAGGATCGGAAACCATGTTGCCGCGGGAAGTGCTGGGATCTCGAACACTTCCCCGCTGAGTTTGACATCGACCGCCCACATGTTCAGGGACGCTATGGGGTCGACGTCTGCCATCACCGCTCCCCGCGTGCCCACATGAGGAGGCGTTTCACCGAGTCATCCGGGGTAGCCCCGTCCCACTCTGGCGCGTGATCGAGAATCCTCGCACCGAAAAAGTCGTCCCAGTGCTCCAGCTTGTAGTGGTACGTCACCGTACCGGTCGGCAGGTCGATTCCGACGATGAAGTACCCGTCGAACATCGGCTCACCCTTTGGGTGGTGAGCCTTTGACCGCCAAGTGTTGAATGGCAGAGCGTTGCACAGTGCCGCCGTGAGTGCCCGACGATGGGTGTACAACTCTTTGAACGTGTGGTACCCGTCCGAGACGTTATCAGTCTCGCTCACACCATCACCTCCCGTCCAACGCGGTACGGACGAAGCAGTCTTTGGCCTCCAAGAGCTTGCGGAGACCGGTGGTCAACTCTGGACCGTCCGACAAGACGGTGACCATCTCGCACGCTAAGAGACCGGAAGGCCGCGACACCTGCTGCAAATTCTCCGGCAGGTGCGACCAGGCGAACAGCTTGATCAGGTGTTTGGTTCCAGGGTGCCGGTTGCGAACCAGTGATTCCAGGTACGCGCGGGACCCCAACTTCGTCACGGACCCGTCGTCCATTTTCACGTCAACCACTACACAGCCTTTCTGGTAGCTTTCTTTGCGGGTTTCTTGGAGGCAGTCTTCGCCGGTTTCTTTCTGGGTGTCTCACTCCCGAACACCCGTGTAGCATCCAGGATGATCTCAGACAAATCCTGGAAACCGACGTTCCCGGACAGCATCTCGTCGTCAAGCCACGTGACAGTTTCCTTGTCCAGCAAGGAATCGACGATTCGACGCGTCCTTTCCAACGCGTCAAGAACCTCCGTGCTGCCCCAGTCATCTGGGTTGGCAGCTTGAAGACTCTTCATGGTCCGGCGCCATACCAAGAGCTGTTCCGGACTCGGGATCTTAACTTGGATCTCCCGACCCTTGAACGTGATCACCGCTGTTGGGTACTTGACGTCAGCCATAGTGTCAGCGTACCTCAACGTTGGAGGGCACTAGCCGATGCTGACGATGAACCCTTCCCCGCGGGCAACCTCTTGGAGCGCGGTAGCCAGAAACGGGCGACCTGCGCGGGCAGGCTGCCGAACAGACTTCGCATACACTACTTCACCGTCTATCGTGAACTTAAGGGCTTTCTTCCGTTTTGCCCTGATTACCAGGGCGCGACGTCCATCATGCACAGCTGCCGCGTAGTGTGCGCCGTACACTACCCCACCGATCACGGTAAACCCGTGGATCGTAGCTGGCATCATCCGTCCAGAAGCACGCATG